ATCCACCTTCGCGACAGTTCCTGCATTCGCCGGTGGCGTATACGTGAACGTGGAGAACAACGCATCCCTAACCGGAGCTGATTACACGGGGTCTACTACAGACTTTCACGTAGGATATGAAGGCGGTAATGAAACCTTTGACTATTATGTTCAAGGCGGACCTGCAATCGTAGCCACAGATGGCGCTGATTCAGATAACAGACTTTCTGGTAAGGTCGGTGCAAATGTTGCTGCCACAGAGAAGCTTGACTTCTACGGTGAAGTAGCTGTACTCACTGCTGACAGTGACACCGATGATGATAATGCTTGGGCCACTAAAGTTGGCGCTAAGTTTAAATTCTAAATACTAAAGGTCCTTGGCCGTTGAACTGTTACTGTCCGTGGTAACAGGTCAAGGACTTATTCACTAGCATGGCGGAACCATGTTAGACTCGATTAACACATAATTAGTCATGGCATTTCTTGCTAACACAACAACAGGTGGAGTAGTATATAGCTCTCCTACTTGGGATACAAAAATTCTTGCTGAACAGTGGGAAACAGATAATGCTGGCTATGGTCCAGCTAGTTCTCAAACTGCAGCTTCAAGTGAAGGTGCAACTTATAGAACAATCACACCTTTGAATGTTGACATCGGTCCTTATGAAAGGATGCTTATTAAGTATCGTATTCATTGGACTCAGAATACCACTGGTAGAGCTAAGTTCAAATTAGATACTCCAACAGTTACTTCGATTCATTCAGTAGCTACTGGACTAGAACCAGATGGCACTCTAATTAGTGACATAGATATAGCAGCTGATCCTGTACTAGAACAGAACATCGCTGGAACACTTGGTTACTTAGAGTGGGAAACCGTTATTGAGAATGACGCCACACGTGGTACTATCAATTTCCAATTTGGACAATACGTTGACAATGCAGCTCCTGTTATTGTTTTAGAAGGTTCATATGTTGAAGTTAAGAAGTTCTAAATGACTTCGGATTGGAGGCACCTCAGAGTAGGACCTCCTTTCCATTGGCTTGGGCCCGTACGCGGATAACCTTAGCCGTCTAGACGGTGGGAAAGACCACACAAACAAATCGATATTTAATTCCAAGCTTGGAGAGTGTAAACTTTAATCTCTCTATATAATAATGGCTAATGCCACACAGTCGGTGATTGGTGCCCTTAATAAGGCAGCCTCGAACACCGGTGCAGGTTCAGCATACGATACTAAGTATGCAACCTATCTAAAGCTGTTCTCAGGTGAGCTATTCAAAGCTTATGAGTCAGCAACTATAGCACGTGATACCGTGCAAAGACGTACCCTAAAGAACGGCAAATCATTGCAGTTCATTTTCACGGGACGCATGCAAGCTGCTTACCATACTCCTGGTGAGCCAATCCTGGGTTCAGGCGATCCTCCAGTAGCTGAGAAGACCATCCAATGTGATGACCTTCTAATCAGCTCTGCGTTTGTTTATGACCTAGATGAGACTCTTGCACATTACTCACTGAGATCTGAAATCTCTGCCAAGATCGGACACGCTCTGGCTGAGGCATATGATAAGAAAGTATTCCGTACCATTGCTCTAGCAGCAAGGGCGGCTCATCCTATCACTGCTTCACCTGGACCTGAGCCTGGTGGTACACAGATCAAACTTGGTTCTGGTAAGGAGTATGATGCTCAAGCACTAGTTGATGGCTTCTTTGAAGCTGCTTCTGTACTTGACGAAAAGAATGTACCTAAGAATGGAAGAACAGCTGTACTCTCACCTCGTCAGTACTATGCTCTAGTATCACAGGTATCTTCTAACATCCTCAACAGAGACTATGGTAACTCACAAGGTAACCTAACTTCTGGTGAAGGACTAGTTGAAATTGCTGGTATATCTATCAAGCGTTCTAACAACCTTCCTTTCTTGGCTGGTACTGTTGTCGCTGAAGCTGGTGAGAACAACACCTACTCTGGTGATTTCTCTAATAGCTGTGGATTGATCTACGGTAGAGATGCTGCTGGTATTGTTGAAGCTATTGGACCTCAAGTTCAAGTTACAGGCGGAGACGTGTCAGTTCTATACCAGGGTGACGTACTTGTTGGTCGCCTAGCAATGGGTGCTGATACACTTAACCCTGCAGCTGCTATTGAATTCTTGAATACTGCTTAAGGGGATATAATATTATGCCTTTAAATCCAGGGACATCCAATACAGTTACTTTACATAAAGGTATAGGTACAGTTTCATCATCAACTATAGATCCTTTTGTCGGGCTTCCTGCTGGACATAAGCATCTAGATTATAAAACTATGACCATAGCACAGGCTTCTATAACAGAAGCTAACCCTGGTGTCTTTACATCAGCTGCTCATGGTTTGGAAACTAATGATCTAATTACTTATCATACAGAAGGTGGTACTGCATTAGTCACTTCGTCTGCAACTGCAGCTGATGGTGACGACTTCTACGTTAAATACGTTAGTGCAGATACCTTCCAAATTACTTTAGCACCCAGTGGTACTGGACTACAAGTAACCAATGATGGTAATGACAGTCAGACCTTTGCCCGTGCCGTAGGCCGAGTAACTTAATAACTTAATAACAAAATAATCATGGCTAACTCTGTTGCTGCTGGCAATACTGCTGTATGCAGTGCTGCCGTTGCAGTCCGTGAAAGCGTATCCCGCACCGATGGTGGGGGTACCGATATTCGTAGCTCAAATGCTATCAAGTCTGAGACTCAAAACCTCAGGATTGCTTATGCTGGAATCAGCTGCGATGTAACTTAACATTATACGGGGACCTTCGGGTCCCTTTTTTTATTTATAAATCTTAACTATGACTTCTACTCCCACGACTGTTGACCTCGATACAGAACTATCCGCAGTGAATGCAATACTGGGTAGTATTGGTCAAGCACCAATTGCTTCTTTAGGTACAGCTTTAGGATCTAACAGTCCTGCAATGTTTGATAACCCTGAGATAGCCTTTATATATAATATATTAAAAGAGGTTACTCAGGATGTTCAAAGCGAAGGTTGGACTTTCAATAGAGAGAACCATTTAAAAATAACTGGTAAGAATACTGATGATGAATTCGTTATTGATAACGATATTATTCGTATTGATAGAGATGATGCATGGGATAGAACCCGTGACTTTGTAAGACGTAGAGATACAGATGGTGTTTGGAAAATATATGATAAAGTTAATCATACATTTGAATTCCCAGATGATGATTTCTTCCATGTTAATGTAGTTAGATTATATGAATTTGAAGATATTCCTAATGTCTTCCAACGTTATATAATATACAGAGCTTCTAGTAGAGCTGCTGTACAATTAGTAGCTAACCCTAGTTTACAGCAAATGCTGGCAACATATGAATTACAAGCACGAGCTGCCTGTGTTGAGTATGAATGCAATCAAGGTGACCACTCCTTCTTTGGATGGCCTGATGATTCTGCCTACCAATCTTATCAACCTTACCGTGCATTGAGACGCTCATGACAAGTATAACACAACAGATTAATACTTATGTCCATGGTATATCAGAACAACCAGATGAAAGAAAACAACCTGGGCAAGTAAATAACTTAAAGAATGGTGTACCTGATGTCACACGAGGACTAGTTAAAAGACCTGGTAGTGAATTAGTATCAACTCTATCACCATCCACTGCTGCAAAAACAAAATGGTTTTCAATTTATACAAATCAAGATGAACAATATATCGGGCAGATTACAAATGATGGCGTCACTAAAATATGGAGATGCAGTGATGGTGTTGAGATACCCGTGGATTATGCTGAAGTTCTTGGGTCTGGTAAATGTACTTACTTAGATAATAGTGCTATATCAACTTCAACTTCTTCAGATATACAACCTTTAACAATCAACGAATCTACTTTCATTTGTAACAGACAGACAAATGTTGCAATGATGACAGATGATGCTGATAAATCACCTCCTGTTGTACATGAAGCATTTGTTAAACTTGATAAGATATCTTATGGTAAACAATATGCATTAGATATCTATGATCCTGCTGATAATACTACCTATTCATTTCATAGGGCTACTTCTATTGAAGCTTTAGAATATACAGATACAAGCAACATGCTTAATTATGACAATGATGGCAAGTGTGCAGGTATGAGTCGAGAAACAGTAGAACCTGCTAAAAGTGGTACAGCTGTATGGCAAACTTCTCCTCCTAACTCAGCTGAGA